AATTGCTATTTCTTTGTGTCCTTTGAGGTCTTTAAGTTCATCAGGCATTACCCATTCCGTTTGTGGTGTGAACAAAGGAATTTGAGTACTTCTCATTCGTAGTCCCTTTCAAGAACCATTTCTAAATAGTGTATTGCTTTTCTCACGTCCTCTTCTTTTCCTTTAGATTGATGTCTACAGATGTATTTTATAGCGTTACCCTCCGCAAAAAGCAACTTGTTTTCGTTAATAAACTCTGCAGGTTGGATCTTCATATTCTTGTAATGTTTTCCGCCTACCTGCTTGTCTAAAGAATTGTATGCAGCCTTCTTAAATATTTCTTTATTTGTCATTTTTTTTCTCCTCATAATCTTTATATTCTTTTATTAGTTTTTCACTAGGATGATAAACATCAACAGCCGAATGACAATTCGGACAAGATAAATTACTTACAATATCATAGTCTTCATTATCTTCTGTGTCGTGATCTCCACCCCAAATTAATTGAGTGTTGCAGTGCCAGCAGTTCATTCTTTTCCTCCTTTAATAACTTCAAATGTTACAGGAGGTTTCCAGCCATCCAATACATCTTGAACAAAAGCTTTATAAGATAAAAATGCTTTCTCTGTCATATGACCTTTTGAATTATAAATAATATCCATTGTTAATAAACAAGGAACTTGAGTTTCATCTTTTGCATACAAAGGAAAATTATCTTCTATTATTTTTTGATGTTTATCATAGTCATCTAAAAAATTATGACGACTTTCCATAAACGCATCTTGTATTATTTGTCTTTCCTCTCTAGTATTTTCTTTATGTTGTTTTGGTATTTTCATAATATATAAGCCCTGTCAAAATCTTTTGGGTCTAAGACGTGTAATTCACGCTTCGCTCTCGTCGCTCCAGTATAAAATAATCTATGCAGTTCATCTGGATCATAACTAAATGTTTCAAGCGCCGCGTTTGTTATATCTTGCATCAATAAAACTTTGTCAGCTTCTCCTCCTTTCGCTCCGTGTATTGTTGACATTGTTATACGAGGATTTTTATTTAGTGTTTCACCATTCGCCCTCATATTACGAATGTAATTCTCTGTGATAGAATCTAATCCTTCAAAAGATTCATACCAAACATTCTCTGTTATTAAACCGTGATGCTCTTTACATTCTTTTATAGTGTACTTGTCATCAGAGTGTAATGTTTTACCTTTTCTAAATCCTTCTAATACATTTGATCCAAGGTATTCATATATATTTTTTATCTCCAGGTGGTTTAATGTTTCACCTTTACGCCAATGCTCCCAGTTATTTAATGCTAGTAATAATTTTAATGGTATAGAGTTACGTCCTTTGTATTGATAATACCATCCTTGTAACTCACATAAATCTTTTGCATCTTCTAAAAAATAATTAGCAGAAGATAAGATTAACCAATTACCCTCACTCATATCTACTTGTGTAATGTCAGAATATCTTTTTAATATACCGTGTTCTTCTCTAGGTTTGTATTGTTTATCAAATCTATTTTGTACTTTGTTTATAATGTTTTGTGATAGTTCGTGTATAGGTCCACCAGGTATACGATATGATTGATCTAATGTTTGTATATCATCTACTTCTTCTTTAAGTGCTATGAAATGATCTACGTCTGCACCGGCCCACTTAAATATAGCTTGGTCATCATCACCTGCAATGTAAGTTTTCTCTGCCCTAGACCAAATCTTTCTAACCATTTCCCACTGTAACAAAGATAGATCCTGCGCTTCATCTATAAACAATACTTCAAATTTATTGTGTTTTTCTTTTGCAATAAAATCTTCTAGCAGATCGTTAAAATCTTTTAGACCTTTTTCTTTTTTAAATTTTTTAAGTTCTTCTGCTAATAAAAATAATGTATTTCTTTCTATGTCTAATATGTTTTTTCTTGAATCATAGTAATCTAACAAGTCCATTCTCTTTACAGCTGCAGTATTAATAATTGTAAGATACTCATTATCACAATTAAATGTGCCATCACCCTCAGAAAACTTTGCAACTTTAATTGGTATGCCACATTTTTCTCCAAACTCTTTGTAGTCATCCGCACTTAACATTTTTTCTTTTGTCATACCTAATTGATTGAATGCGTAAGAGTGTAGTGTTCTAAAGTATGATAGATCATTCTCTACATCTAATCCAAATTTTTCAGCTGCTCTGTTAGCCGCCTCAGTTGCGGCTTTTTTAGTAAACGAAAAGTAACCAATTTGTTTAGGTCTTATTCCATCTTTTATAAATTCATCCACTAAATTTAGTAGTGTTGTTGTCTTGCCTGTCCCTGGTGGTCCTAATATTATTGTTTTCATTCTTTTATTATTATACTCCTATTTTTTCCTGGCAGTTTTTCTATCCACCCTCTTTCTTGTAATTGATTAACTTTTACAAAAATTAAACACTTACTAGATACTCCTGTACCTATTTTCATCTCTTCATAAGAAGGTGCCATATTGTTTTCATCAATATATTTTTTGATAAAATTAAAAAGTTCTAATTGTTTTTTAGTTAAGTTAAATTTTTTCATTATATTAATTCAAACATAAATATTGTTATGATTAATAAACCAAAAATTTCAGTATATGTATTCATTAAAAATGTTCCTCCTGGTATGTTGTTTTAGAAACTGACGCCTCTGTCTGTTTCATTGTTTTTATTTTAATTAATCTTGGTTGTTGTTTCTTTATTCTAACTCTCTCTTCTCCTACAAACTCATCTAATTGTTTTATTAAATTACCTGTTTGATTTTTATCTTTCTCCCAGTGATTTCGTTTACAAAAATTATAGAAGTCTTCCATTCTAAAATATGTGTATTCTCTTTTCTCATCTGTAAATGGTAGTTTATTAAACACATCATCTATAATTCTTGCTGACTGTCTGTTAGTAGTCCAGTCTTGCAACAAACCTGTAAGTTCGTTTACCGGATCTAAAGACTCCAAAGGTTCTACTTCTTGCAATCCCTGCATCATTGGTTTTAAAAAATGTTGCTTCCAATCTTTTGGTTTTGGTATTGGTACTACCAAGTTTGCTTGATCTAAACACGCTAGTGCAAATAAGTTTGGACTGTAAAGTTGTTCTGATTTTAATTGTATTCTTTTTTTATCTACATCTAAAAACCATTCTGGTGGTTTAGAAGAATATTTTGTAAGACTACCCAACACAGGCATTTCTTCTTCACCAAATCCTACACCAAATCTTTTTGTTCTACATAAACCAGATTGACATACTGCATTGATAGGTGCATCTTTACATCTATACTTGTCATAACCTTTTCTATTTACTGATTTAATTAATTGTTGAACTTCACTGTTACTAAGTGGTGGTTCCATAAATTTTATATTTGCTTTTACAATTTCATCTTCCCAAGTATCTGGTGATGATTGTTTGTAGTACACTGCAATATTAAATAATGCATTGTTTCTGGAACCCTCACCAAAACCTGTTGTTGCAAGTTTATTTAAACAAGGTGGACCTCCAGAAAATGCTTCTTCTATTTTTTTCTTTTCTGTTTTAATTTTTTCGACGTCTTCTTTTTTGCAGGCATAAAGATCATAGAGCTTATAAAATTCCTCAAGTGTACAACCGGCGCCATTATCGTTGATAGCATAACGTAGTCCTTTCATTTCATTATAGTAGGGTAAGTTTAAAAAGTTACCAGTGTCCCCACGATCCACTAGTATCTCTGTTTGTTTTGGAAATATTTCTGACCCTTCATACCCAAGTATGATAGCCATTTCTTTTAGTTTTGATTGCATCAAAGATGCAGAGATATTTTCTTTTGTAAATAAAAATACGTGTGCTCCGCCAGACTTACTACGGCAAACTATTAAAGGGAGTTTATGATCCCGAATATTTTTAACGAGGCTAGTGTGATCAAAATTATATTCGTCAATATCAATACAGCCCCACCTACAATCATTGTTTTGTGTAATAGGGATGATACCGAGTGCCGGTCCTTCTCCACGTAAATGTTTTTCCCAGAGTTCGTCGGTAACGGTTTTACGTACAATAAAAGCTTTGCCTTGTTGCTTTCCGTTTGCGCCTCGCTCGCCAGGTTGATATTGTCCATATGCGATTTCTAATCCTAAAAATATTGATTTAAATTTATTCATTATCATTTCTTCCTTCTTTGTAAAGGGGCTTCTGGTAGGTCTCACCCAGAATTATACCTAAGTTGTCTTACCAACCTTGTCTGCATAACAGCTACAAAGACCAATGGGCCCCTTTATTTAATTTAGTATGGAGTTGAGTCCGATACTTTCTCTTCTACGTCAGCTTTTGTTTGAACGGTCCCTTTAGATACATTTGCAGAAAAATCTTTTGCACTTAAGTACAAAGACTTATCTTCCTGTCCTAAAATTCTGTCCTGCGTTACAACCCAGCCATACCAAGAACCTTTATCATTCTTTTGTAATGTTGACGCTAGATTATAAACAACTCCGTGCATAGGTGGTATAGCAAATCCACCTTTTCCGTCAGCAATTTGTATGGTTTTCATCATAGAATTCCATTTTTTACTCACGTTTAATTGAGTTGATTTCATTGTGATCAAAGCAGGAGTATAACCACCAGACTTTGTCTCAATCATAACATAGTAAGAAGCTGTTTCTTCTAAGTAGTTACCATTTGGCAATCTAATTTTAGATCCATCTCTCTTACCTGTTGCAATTACCGGACTGTTCGGTAGGTGTACAGCCACAGGAGCACCTGGACCATCGCCTCTATCCGACCATTCTGGATAATCTTTTTTGTAGTAGCAAGGAATTATCTTGATACCTTTTTTACCATCGTATAATTCGCTGGTAACAGTATTATAAATCATACCAGGTTTGGCACCATCTATATACTTTGCATCACCATCAGTTACCTGCGGTGACAGTTGTCCTAAGATTCTGACAAATGGTAACGCCATATCTTCTTGCGTCATATTCTCAAAACCTTTTGCTGCATCATCACCAAACAAGGCAATTGATCCAGTATCTTTTTTCATTACTTCATTACTCATTATTGTTTCTCCATTATTTATTTCCGAGTTATTTTAGTTTTGTCTTTAATCCACGTACTAAAGACATCAGATGGCATATCGAGCCCGGACTCGATACGCTCTCTGAATAGGGCAGTCAATGTCATCCAAGCCACATCAGATTTCTGCTCTGGCTCATATCCATTTTCTGCCGCAAGGTTCAACAGTTGTTGCGCCTTGTCATCTTCTCCTTTACCAAAAGTTACAAAGACATTGTTTTTAATAATATCTCCTAACCCCTGTTCACGAAGCCATTTGTAGGCTGCTTCTCTCTTCACTTCATCTTTTGGAAGAGTGCACCTAAATTCTTTTTTCACAGATACTTTAGAACCATCAGCTAATTTAATTTCTGTCAGTCCTTGCTCTGCAAGTAATTCTGGTATCACACGAGAACTGATATCGTCAGCCTCTGCTTTTTTATTTTTAAGTTGCTCCTCTAATGAAGCAATCTCATCCTCTTTATTTTTTAACTTTACACATTCTTGTGCAACAGTTGATACTTCTACATTATCTAAAAGATCTTTTGAATCTTCTAGCATCATATTTCTTACGTCTTCACTCATTGTTATCCTTTCTGATATCCGTCCACTTCTAATGGATAGTATCTATATTCTCTTTTATCCCATTTCAACATATTAAACTGTCCGTTTGTAGTTTCACCTACTAGCCAAGTTGATAATCCTATTATTACAGGATCTCCTACAGCAAGTAAATAATCTTCTTTACGAAAGTCTTGTAAATTTTTTCTCATCTTTTGCACATAAGGTGCAGTAGAAAATATTGCCTGATCTCTATTAGGCAAACATATTACAAGGTATCCATAATCGGATGCACTTAATATATTTATATTAGGTGGTGGTTGTTGAATTACATAAACAAATTTTTCTTTAGGATTGCTTTTATAAAATTCTAAAAAGCTTGCTAAAGAATCTGGCTTGTATAACTCAAATATTTTATTTTTCATTTCTTACTTCTTGACAAGGTATATAGTAGTGTTTATATAATTGTCAACTAGAAAGAAGAAAAAAATTATGAATTATAAATTTAAAACAAAACCATACGCACATCAAATAACTGCGTTAGAAAAATCTTGGGATAAAAAAGAATACGCCTACTTTATGGAAATGGGTACAGGTAAATCAAAAGTATTAGTAGATAATATTGCTATGCTGTATGATAAAGGTAAAATAAATGCGGCGTTAATTATAGCACCAAAAGGTGTTTATAGAAACTGGTTTTCTGGTGAGATACCAAATCATTTAGCTAGTCACATAGATCATAAAACTGTATTATGGACTGCGACTACATCTAAAACAAAGGATAAAGAGTATCAACAATTATTTAAAGTAGACTTAGACCTTCACATCCTTGTAATGAATGTAGAAGCATTCTCTACTAAAAAAGGTTTAGAGTTTGCTACTAAGTTTTTAAACTGCCATAATACATTGATGGCTATAGATGAATCTACAACTATAAAAACACCTACAGCAAAAAGAACTAAAGCTATTCTTGCATTAGGTTTACTTGCTAAATACAGAAGAATACTTACAGGTTCTCCTGTAACTAAATCACCTTTAGATTTGTACACACAGTGTGGTTTTCTTGATAGTTTTTTACTAGGTTTTGATAGCTATTATGCATTTAGAAATAGATACGCTACAATGTTAGATCGTAACTTTGGTGGTCGTAGAGTACAAATTATTGGTGGTTATAAAAAATTAGGTGAGCTGTCAGAAAAACTAAAACCTTTTTCTTACCGAGTATTAAAAGAAGATTGCCTAGACTTACCAGAAAAAACTTACATACAAAGAGAAGTAGAATTAACTGATGAGCAAAAAGAAATATATTCTACTATGAAATCCGCGGCCCTCGCTTCTCTAAAAGGTAAGATGGCAACCGCGCCTCATATACTTACACAAATGATGCGTTTGCATCAGATCACGTGTGGTCATCTGAAGAATGATGATGACACTATTACAGAAATTAAAAACAATCGTATGACATCGTTGTTAGAATTGCTTGAAGAAGTAGAGGGTAAAGTAATTATATGGGCTAACTATGTGTACGATATTAAACAAATAGTAAAAGCTATATCTAAAAAGTATGGAGAAGATTCTATAGTACAATATTATGGTGCAGTCCCTGCAGATGTTAGACAAACTAATATAGAAAAATTCCAGGACCCTAATTCACCTGCAAGATTCTTTGTTGGTAATCCGCAAACCGGTGGTTATGGTATTACATTAACTGCTGCTAATAATATGATTTATTACTCTAATGGATATGACTTAGAAAAAAGACTACAGTCAGAAGACAGAGCACACAGAATAGGTCAAAAGAAGGCGGTAACATACATCGACCTTATAGCACCAAAAACTATTGATGAAAAGATTAGAAAAGCTTTGCGTAAGAAGATTAATATAGCTACAGAAATTATGGGTGAGGAACTAAGAGATTGGATTTAATTATTCTCAACGATGGCCTGTATCAGTTAATTCCTGTTACAAAACAAATTATGCAAGGCATAGTAATAACTGCAGAAATAGATTGTTTTGATCTTTGTGAAATACTGAGAACTAAACTCACAGGTTATGTTGAAACTGTAAACCTACATATGATGAATGATGGCTCTGGTAATTTTATGGGTTGCATTTGTGGGTAGGATATTATAGGATAAAACTAATTTCTTTTAAAAAATTTGAAAGCTCAAGGGCGTACAAATCTTGCCACTGGCATTTCCCTGGACGTTACCGATGACCTGCA